GCAAAGAATTGCACAGCATCATAGGCATGGCTTATGGTAACCAAGGCTTACAAGAGTTACGGGACATTAAGAAACAGGTAATAAAACAAAGGCAGGACGCTGTTTACCGACAGCAAGAAATGAAAGACCAAGTAATAGGAATGTTGTTAGCATTTGCTGGCTTGGGTGTTGTAGCAGTTATAGTGATATTTATCATGGGTGGTTTTAAATGACAAAAGCAGAGGACTTGTTGGCACGTTTAGAAGGCCATGAAAAAGAGTGTTTAGTTCGTTACGAAATGATACAGCGTCAGCTTGATGCAGCGGCTAAAGACATATCTGTTAACCGACAGGCTGTCTTTGCTCTGTACCCTTTTATTCTGGGTGCCATTGTCTTTGCTGAGTACATACGATGATACAGCAACTTATTGGGCCATTGGCTTCGTTGGTTACTGGACACTTTGAGCGTAAAGCAGAAGAGAAAAAGGCTGTTCATGAGCGTAAGATGGTAGCTATTCAGCAGGACGCTAACTGGGAAAACATCCATGCTAACAACGCAGCTAACTCATGGAAAGACGAGTGGTTTACTATTTTGTTTTCAGTTCCATGTGTGCTTGCGTTCTTTCCTAGCATGGTGCCTGTAGTTATGTCTGGGTTTGCCGCTCTAGACGCTATGCCTGAGTGGTACAAAGGTTTTCTAGGAGCTGCTGTAGCGGCATCGTTTGGCCTACGTGGTCTGGCTAACTGGAAGAAATAAACTATGGCGTATTACGTTGGTACACGAGAGTTTCCTAGTGTCTACGCAGCAGTTAGATATTTAGCAGCTAACCCTCAACCGGGAGTTAGCGTTACGTCTGCGCCTGTTCCGCTTGCTGATAATTCTTCTAGTGGTATGTTAACAGGAACGCCAGCACCAGCACCAGCACCAGCACCAGCACCAGCACCAGCTCCTGCTCCTGCTCCTGCGCCTCCAAGGTATACTCCTCCGCCTCCAAGGTATACTCCTCCGCCTCCAAGGTATACTCCTCCGCCAGATGACAATTTTTTTGATTTTACTGGAGGAAGGGATAGAGGTTTTGACAGCCCTCCCGGAGACAATGAGCCAGATACTAGCGTTCCTTCTTTTACTGGAGGAATGACTACTGCTTATCAAACAATGTTACAAATACTTCGGGAAGCAGGTTTTGATGTTCCTGAGTTTATAGGTACTCAAGGAGTCCCTGAAGGAACAGATCCCGAAATTTTACGTGCATTAGAAGAAGCTGTAGAAACTCAAAACAGTGACCCTATTAGAGCTATTGCAAGAGAAATACAAGAAGCTGGTGGTTACGAAGAATGGTTAAAACAACAAGAAGAAGACGCTGAACCACAACCCGAACCAGAGCCTGAACCTGAGTTAGAGCCAGAAGGACCGCCTGAAGAACTTCCTACAGAATTAGAAGAGGAACCTTTTGAGCCTGAAGAAATTGAACTTGAGGAAGAAGAACCAGACGTTATTGACGATGAGTTGGAAATAGAACCTCCTACACTACCCCCGCAGGAAGAAGAAGAGGAAACAGAAGAACAACAAGAAGAAGAGGAAGGCGGCGGTGGCGCTGAAGCTGCTCCTGAGACAGAAGGAGAGCCTTCTGAACAGGCTGAAACAGAAGCTGAGGAGGCTGAGGAGGCTGAGGAAGTAGAAGTAGTAGATATTACTGAGGACGATACAGTAGAAGATACTGACTCTGAGTTGGCTGATACTATTCCTGTAGAAGGCGGTCTTGAAACAGAGACTGAAGAAGAAGAAGCTGAAGACGAAGTAACTACAGTAGAAGAAGTAGAAGAAACTGACGATGAAGACGTTGTAAGAGAACAAATTGAAGAAGCTATTATTAGAGAAACTGATCCAGAAGTTAGAGAAGGTTTAATCAGAGAGTGGGAACGATATACAGACCGCGAGTGGACTACAGAAGTTGAAGAAGAAGTTGAAAGTAGGTACGAAGAAACAGTTGAACAAGCTGAGGACATTACTGAAGAAGACGAAGTAGAGGACTCTGATCTTCCTTCTTTAATAGACACTGGTCCTGAGTTTGGTGCAGAAGACGTAGCAGAGGAAGAAGAAACAAGAGAAGAAACAGAAACCCCTACTTTTGAACTTCCAGATCTTCCTGATGTGAGAGTAGAGTTGCCTCCTATTCAACCTCCAGTAGAACCTCCTGTTGAACCACCTGTAGAACCTCCTGTTGAGCCGCCTGTTGAGCCGCCTGTTGAGCCACCTGTAGAGCCTCCTGTTGAGCCACCTGTTGAGCCACCTGTTGAACCACCTGTAGAACCTCCAGTAGAACCTCCAGTAGAACCTCCTGTTGAACCTCCAGTAGAGCCTCCAGTAGAGCCTCCAGTAGAGCCTCCAGTAGAACCAACAGAAGAGCCTGACCCAATTCAAGAGGCTATTGATGAAGTTTCAGAGCCTGTGGAGGAACCAACAGAACCTACACCAGAAGCTGAAACTACTCCAGAAGAAACAGGAGCAGAAGAACCAACAGAGGAACCAGCGACAGGTGAAGACCAAGCAGGTGACGAAGGGGCCGGTGAAGGAACAGGGACTGGAACAGGAGACGGTACTGGAGATGGGGACGGTGATGGAGACGGAGACGGTACTGGTCTAGGCGGAGGTATGCTTTCTGGCACTCCTTTTGAAACAGACGGTGTGTCTCAGTACGGCATTTCGTACCAAGTACCTCAGCTTCGTCAAATTATTGTACCTAAAAAAGACTACGTAGCAGAACTAGACGCTCTTATTGAAAGAAGTTTGTTTGGAAAATTAATATGACCTATTTAAATATAGTAAACAACGTCCTGCGAAGGATGCGAGAAGAAGAAGTTGCTTCTGTTGCTTCTACTACTTATAGCAAAATGGTAGGTGACTTTGTTAACGACGCAAAGCGTATTGTGGAGGATTCTTGGGACTGGTCAGCACTAAGGACTACCCTAACGATTACTACTACTGACGACATCTTCAATTACGTCCTTACTGGTAGTCAAAACAGAATCAAAGAGCTAAACGTTATTAACGACACGTCTAATATAATTATGGAGTACCGCCCTGCTAAGTACTTTGATGAACAGTATCTAGTAGAAGATCCAATCAAAGGTTCTCCAAAGTTCTTTACGTACAACGGCGTAGACAGTGACGGTGATACTCAGATTGATGTTTACCCAAAGCCTGACGGGGTGTACACACTTAGGTTTAACTGTGTGCTACGTGGTGCTGACTTGTCTACTGACACTGACGAATTGTTAGTACCCGCTATGCCTGTAATACATTTGGCTATTGCTTTACTTGCTCGTGAGCGTGGTGAAACAGGCGGTACGTCTGCTCCTGAGTACTTTAATATTGCTGATAAGTACTTGTCTGACGCTATTGCATTAGATGCTCAAAAGCACCCAGAAGAAGTAATCTTCTACGTACCGTGAGGTAGCTATGGCTCAACAATTACAAAGTATTAATCTTGTTGCACCAGCCTTCAAAGGAATCAATACAGAAGATTCTCCGCTGGCTCAAGACCCTTCGTTTGCTGACATTGCTGACAACGCAGTGATTGACAAGCGTGGTCGTATTGCGTCACGCAAAGGCTACAGTGTTATTACAACGGACAAGACTGAACTAGGCTCTGCAAAGATCAGAGCAATCAAAGAGTTTGAAGACAACGCTGGAAACACTACAGTATTTTCTGTAGGTAACAACAAGATACTTAGCGGTACTACTACGTTAGTTGACGAGACTCCCGGTGGAGTTAGCATTACTTCTGACAACTGGAAGATGGTTAACTTCAATGACAAGATTTACTTTTTTCAGCGTAGTAACGAACCATTAGTTTATGACGCCGTAGGAGGCTCTGTAGTGACTTTGAGCAGCGTTTCTGGTGCTGCTGGTGTTACCAGTGCTATGTACGGTAATGAGGTTCTAGCGGCTTATGGAAGGCTCTGGACAGCAGACGTTAACAACGACAAGTCTACTGTTTATTGGTCTGACTTGTTAATAGGCCATGACTGGTCTGGTGGTACTAGCGGTTCTATTAACCTAGCTAAGGTATGGCCTGACGGCTACGACGAGATTGTAGCGTTGGCTGCACACAATGGGTTGTTAATTATCTTTGGTAAGCACAGCATAGTTGTTTACAGCGGTGCCGAAGCTCCGGCAACTATGGCGTTGTCAGACACGGTAGCAGGAGTAGGTTGCGTCGATCGTGACACTGTGCAGTACACAGGTACGGATGTGTTGTTCTTGTCACACACTGGGCTTAAAAGCTTTGGCAGAACAATACAAGAAAAGTCAATGCCTATTACAAGTTTGTCAAGCACTATTTCTAAAGACATAATTAGTTTGTTACAGAATGAAACTGAGTTTTACCGTTCAGTGTACAGCCCAGAAGAAGGTTTCTACCTGTTGACATTTACAGCTCAGGACACAACCTTCTGCTTTGACGTTAGAGGCACACTAGAAAATGGTGCTTACCGTGTTACACGTTGGCCCGGTACAGGCTTTTCAGCTTACGGTAGACAGAACGACGGTACGCTGTTGATTGGCAATGGTGACGGCATAGGTGAGTACAGTGGCTACAGAGACAATGGTGAAAAGTACCGTTTCAAGTACTACAGCCCCGGCTTGACCTTTGGTGATCCATCAAGACTTAAGATACTTAAGAAGCTACGACCTACAATTGTTGGTGCTAACAGTGCAATTATGTTTCTTAAGTGGGCGTATGACTTTGGTACGTTCTTCCAAACAGCGGAATTTACTGTTGGTAATCAAGTAACAGGTTACTACAACGAAGACGAGTACAACGAGACAGCAGAGTTTACAGGTGGTGATCTTACGTCACGCCGTGGCATAAACACTACCGGAGGCGGTGGAGTTATAACAATTGGGTTGGAAGCAGACATAGACGGTTCAGGTTTGTCTCTCCAAGAGATTAACGTATTAGCACTAATGGGTAAAGTACTATGAGTAACTATACAAAAACTACTGACTTTGCCGCTAAAGACAGTCTACCTTCTGGGGACAGCGGTAAAATCATTAAAGGCGCTGAATTTGAAACAGAGTTTGACGCTATATCTACAGCTATCGCTACCAAGGCAGACCTTGCTTCACCAACCTTTACAGGCACAGTGACAATTCCTGCCTTGACTTTTACAGGTACGCTGTCAACAGGAACAATTGACGGAGGTACGTACTAATGGGTGACGAATTAGCAAGACTTTTGGGTATAGGAGGCATTGCTGCTGCTGGCGGTCTTCTTACAGGAGCAGCTTATCAACGCCTTGGTGATATAGGTGAACAAGCTCGTAGAGAAGCAGGTACACTCGCTCAACAACAGCTTGAACAAACACAGTTTAGACCTTTTACTGTTACTACAGGTACTGGTGGAGCGCTTACAACAACTCCCGAAGGTGGCTTAGGTGTGTCTTTGTCACCGCAAGAGCAGGCTATATCTCAGCAGTTAATGGGTCAAGCTGGTCAAATATTTGGACAGCCTGTTGCAGGACAAGCGCAGTTAACTCAAGCAGGTCTTGGTGCTCTTGGTGCGGGTCAACAACTTATGGGTCAGCCCACGTTTGGTATAGCTCCAACTCAAGCTGCAGCACAGCAAGCCTTTGGCCTTGGTGGTCAATTCATGGGCGCTGCTGGAGCACAACCTGCAGACATAAACCTTCTTCGAGGACAGTTTGCAGGAGCAGTAGGCGGACTCATGGGTCAACAGCCTAGTGCTGCTGTAGGACAACTTGGTCAGCAAGCGTTAGGACTGGGTGGTGCTAGACTAGCTGGAGGTGCCCCTGACGTAACTCAGACGTTTGCTGGTGTACAGGCTCCCGGTGTTAGAACTGCTGCAGGAGACCTTGCTGCTAGAGGCTTAGGCTTAGGTATGGCAGGTCTTGAAACTGTTGCTCCTTCTGACGTAGAAGCCTTACGTCAACAGTACGGTGGCCTTGCGGGACAAGCAGCACAACAAGTGTTGCAACCTACTGGTGCACGAGAAGCAGAAGTATTTGAACGCATACGTGCTACACAGCGTCCTGAAGAGGAACGTCAGCGTCTTGCTTTGGAACAACGTTTGGCAGCACAAGGACGATTAGGTACACGTTCAGCAGCTTATGGTGGTGCTACTCCTGAACAACTTGCTATGGCTACAGCGCAAGAAGAAGCACGTAATAGGGCTTCATTGTCAGCCATACAGCAAGCTCAAGCAGAACGTCAACAGTCTCTTGGTGAAGCCCAAGCACTTGGTGGTATGTTTACACAACAAGCAGGCTTGTCAAGCCAGTTGCAGTCACAAGCACAACAACGGGCTTCACAACTGTCACAACTTGGGTTGTCCGCAGAGCGTGTTCAGGCACAGCTTGAGGCGGAAGGCTTTGGGCGTGAAATGCAGTTGGCTGGAGCAGGTCTACAGGCGCAACAAGCGCAGTCTGCTTTGGAGTCTCAGGCACAACAAAGAGCTACACAGTTGGCACAGCTTGGTTTGTCTGCGGAACAGATTCAGTCACGCTTACAAACAGAAGGTCTTGGAAGAGCTACTACTGCTGCTGGTCAAGCTGCTCAATTGGCACAAGTTGCTGGTGGGCTTCAGGCTCAACAGGCAGGCCTTGGCGCACAGTTTGCAGGTCTAGGTGCAAACCTAGCAGGACAACAGCAAGCTTTGGACGCTGCACGACAACAACAGGCGCTTCAAGCGTTGACTGCAGGCCAAGGTCTGCTAGGCGGTGGTCTTGGTTTACAACAGCTACAGCAACAGATTGCTACAGGCGCTCTTGGTACAGCTTACTTGCCACAGGCGCAAGCACTCAATGTACTACAGGCTGGTTTACCTGCGGCAGAATTGGCTCAACGTGCTCAACTACAAGGCGCTGGTTTGTTTGGTCAGGCAGAAATGGGCGGACTACAAGCACTACTTGGCTCAGGTCTTGGACAGGCAGAACTCTTTGGTCAACTTGGTACAGGCCTGTTGTCTGGTCTAGCTACTCCAAATGAATCAGGCGGAAGCAGTTTTGTAGACGCAATTGTAGACTACTTCGGTTAAGGAATAAAACAATGGCTACTTATTCACAAAGTTTTTTAAGTGCTTTAACAAGGCCGGGCTTTGCTCAAAACTTGGGAATGTTGGGACGACAAATTGGTCAAATCCCCGGTCAAGTACAGCAGCAACAAATGTTGGAAGAACAACGTAAAACACTTGCTGGCTTTGATCCCAACACTGTGGAAGGTCTTCAAAGTTTAGCTCAGTACTACCAGTCTCAAGGTGACTTACAAAACGCAGCTAAACTTGCTACTGCTGCTAGGGACTTAGCAACTCAGGAAGCAAACGCAAAAGCGTTAGCTAATAGGAAGGCTCAGGTCAAGACTCAGGCTGAAAACCTTGGTCTTGATAGTTTAGCAGCTCAGATTGAGAATGTGACTGACACTAAGGAACTTGGGGACCTTGTAGGCACTATGATTGACTACCGACTCAAGAATATGCCTACTCAAACACCCGCTCAACGTAAGCAGTTAGCTAGGCAGCGTGGCATCAACGACAAACTGTTTAATGAACTAGGGTTAGCTCAAGCCCCTGACCAAGTGTTTAATGACGTACTCACAGGTCAGCGTGGTGGTGACATTGAGTTCTTCTTGAAGGACGGCAAAGTACTGCCTTTTCGTACAGAAGGGGGTCAGGTGTACGATAGAGAGAACAACACATGGGTCTCTGCTCAACAACTGGGTTTACGTAAACCACCGCCTGAAGTGCAAAAAATTGAAAACATCAGTGGTACAATGGCTGAAAAAATTATGGGTAAAGGCGTTGAACGCTTGTCAGACGGACTTGATGCTGCAAACAAAGCCGTAACCAGTGTTGAGTCTATTGACACGTCTTTGGAAAACATTGACAATATGTTTACAGGCTATGGCGCTACGTTTAGAATGGACGTTGCTAGAGCAGCGCGTGTAGCAGGTATTGACATATCAGCCGCAGACCAAATAGAAAACACAGAGCAATACGCTTCGTTGGCAGGTGCTCGTGTTGCTGACTACATTACCAACTTAGGTGCTGGTACAGGCTTGTCAGATGCGGACAGAGAGTTTGCACAAAAAGTAGTAGCAGGCGACATTGGAATGAGTCCTGAAACTATGCGTAGACTGTTGACTACTATTAGGAAACAAAACGTCAGGACTATTAACCAGTACAACACTCTTAGAAGTACTGTAGAAGACAAGCTCACAGGAAGCGAAAAAGCAGCTATGGCTTTCTACCCTCTGGTTGACATGCCTCCAGAAAGAGTTGAACCTGAGGTTGACGACACTGGTTTGACTACAGGGTCAACAGTAACAGTAGGCGGCGTTCAATACATAGTGGACTGATAATATGAAGACAGCAACTGATCCAACAACAGGTAAAAAAGTATACTGGGACGGACAACAGTGGTTGCCTCTTAAGACTGCCACTAATCCACAAACAGGAGCACAGGTAGGTATCGCAGGAGGACAAACGTTCCCTTTAAGCACTCCTACTACTACTCCTTCTGTTAGTGACATGTTTGGCCCTGAGATGGCTGCACGAGAAACCCTCAGAGAAGAACTAGAGCAGTTTGGTCCTGAGGTGTCTCGTAGAGCACAGAACGTCATGGGAGACGACCCAAGCCTTTTACGTCAGCTTTATCAGGCACCGGAGTTAGCCCTCATTGGAGGTTCTCAGGCGGCTAGAGCAGGGGGTGCAACACTGGCTACCTATATTAGCTCTTGGATTCCTAATTCAGTTAAGGAGGGAGCAGAAGCAGTCTACGACAGGATCAAAGACACAAACACCTTCCGACTAGCAGCTCAAGCAGCCTCTTTGGGTGACGCAGGTTACCAAGCGTTTAAACAGCGTATGCCTGAAGCCGCAGAACGTTTTGAGTCTGCTGTAGACGTAGGCCTCTTGTTTAGCCCTAGACCTGACATACCTAGGTTAAACATAGCCAAAAGAGGCGCACAAAAGGAAGCTACAAGGCTCGTAAGAGAAAACAAGAAAGACGGTGTTACGCTTCTGTTGGAGCCAGTGACTCCAGAGATGCGAGACGTGTTTGAAGAAAAAGGTGTCCTACGTACAAAAACGTGGGAGCCTAGTGACTTTGACAATTTAGTTATTGACACAGTTACCGACATGAAGGGCGTAAAGCCAAACCGTTCGTACACCTATAATTATCGTGAAGTGCAGAAAGAAGTAGCAGCAGCCAAGGAAGCTACTGACAAAATGATCGTGGCTCAAAACAAGGCCATTGATGCTGACAAGTTTCTAGAGGACATGCAAGAGGCAGTCAACGAAGTCCTTAAAGACGACATCGTTCGTATAGCAACAGGGGACATACAGAAGCAACTTGCTGATTTATCGGAAATTGTACTTGAGTCCGTGCAGACCAGAGGTTCAGACCTCGTGGGTGTACTAGAGGTTCGACGCAAGTTTGATGACCTAATCAACAACTTTGACGGAACACCTAATGCTAAGTCCATTGCGGCTAGGAAGATCCGTGGTGTTCTTAATGACACACTAAAGGCTAACACCCGTGGAGACCAGTTACACAACCTGTTGACTAAACAGTTTCATGGTATCACAGCTATGGAAGATATGCTACCTAAGCGTAACGCAGAAGCTAGAGACGTAGTTAGTCGTGCAGTACGTAACTTACAGTCTGTAGACCTTTTGCCCAACACTGTCCTAGCTCTTAGTGCTACAGGTACTACAGCCTTGGGTCTTGCTGGTGGCGCTATACCTGCTTTAGGTGCTGGTGCTTTAGGTGCTACAACGTACCTTACGATACAGACACTTAAGCCACGTAATAAAGCAAGAATCTATGCTTCCATGCTTTCTGCTATTGACAAAGCAATTCCTCTTACCAAAGGCACTGCTTTGAAAGAACTAGAGATGGACAGAATTCTTATTGTTGACCTCATTGACCAAACTCGTGAAGAGATTAAGGAAGAAGAGAGTGAGTGACTTTCAGAAGAAACGAGAAGAGTACTTAGCAATACGTAGAGGAGCTTCTAGGGCAGGGTCTACGGCACAAACCTATAGGCAACAGGCCGCTTCTGCTTTTCTTAATCCTGCTATTGAAAACCCCTTTGGTTCTTTAGAATTACCTGTATACGCTGGGTCAGAAGGAATACCCATGTCGGCCCCTAGAAGAACCACAGTTGACGCTATGGCTCCTCTTAACTTTGTCGCTGAAGAAGCATTGACTCCTGCTAACTACGTTCCTTTAGGTGGTCTTGGAATGATGCGTAGGGGCGCTCAGATTACGCAAGAGGCTCTTCCTAACCTAAACAGGGCGCAGGAAAATGCTGGTTTGTTTCTGAGTTCTCCTAGGAACTTAATTAAGAACTTCTATGGCCCTACTGACATACCTGCAGACGCTGTACCTAACATGGTTGACAGATATATAGCTAGAGACCCTCAGGCCTTTGCAAAAACAGTAGGAAGAATACCTAAAGTTGGCCCTATGGTGGCAAACACGGTTAAAGACGCTAAAAGCGCTGAAGAAGTAATGCAGGGTAGAACGAGAGTACAAGACTTCTTAAGCTGGGCTGGAGAAGGCACACGGGAAGGTTTGTTTAATCTAATGAACCCTGACGCCCGTGCTATGTACTACAGCACAGGGGTCAACCCTATGACTGTAAGAGTAGCGCAGGAGTCAGCCGAAGGAACACAGAGAGATTTAGCAAAAGCTATTGCCCAAGGCCAACAAAATATTATCACTAACACCCGCTTAGGCAGACAAGGGCCTGTTGATCCTACGCTTGACACAGTAGACAGAATTAGTTACATGTCTGATACCGTCCCTTTCCGGTCCGGTGTTTACTCTGACTTGGTAAATCAGGTTGGTGCTAGAAACAACACACCTCAGAGAGACCTTGACTTCTTTGAAGAACACATTGGTAACGTCTGGCAGGTGGGTAAGGGAGAAAAAGCAGAGCGGTTTGCTGACGCAGCATCTCCTGTTATAAATGTAAAAACTCCTACTACTTTCCAAACAGGCAACCATGCGTTTGACTTTGCACACAAAGGGCCTGTACGGACGTTTGCTGCTTTGTTTAAAAACAAGAAGAACGTAAGTAACGAAGAAATGCTTGAGAAATTTAAGTCTAGTCCTAAACTTACGTTGCATCCTAAGATGGGCAAAACAGACGAAGAAATACTGGCTAACGCAAAAGAAAACGGGGGTTTTTACTTCACTGGATCAATGGTTGGCACAGGTATTACAGAAGGCGGTGTAAACTACGTAGGGAAAATAACGCCCAGAGGAAGAATAACAGCGGTTGTGTCTGACGAAAACAACTTCCTTGAGAACGTCCCTGTCGTAGGTAAAGCGGTAGAAACAGCACTACCTAATCGTATTGTAAACGCCACGCCTCCTATGATCTTTGATGCGTCCAGTGACAACGCAATGGCTCTAGCAAGGACAGTCAAGGTTCCAGCAAAGGACGAAATGACTGAGTCCTATACGGATTTAGTAAAAGCAGTAGCAGGTATAAAAGCAGATCCTCAAGTTGTCAGAGGTGAGCGCCTAAGGTCTGCTGGTATGTTGACTACGGTTGGTGGCCTTGGAGTTAGAGGACAACAAGAGGAGGACTAGAGACGCTCTAGAACCCACTTCAGACCCATGATCTCACCTCTGATCTCGTTGTTGCGAGCAGCAGGTATGGACTTGGTTAGTTTGTTCTCAAGTACTCTTATGCGTACTTCGATGTCACGTTTGATGTTCATAATCACACCTTGAAAAGACGGGGGCACTAAGGCCCCCTTTTGTTTACAACTCGCAGTTATTACCTGTGCAAGCCAATTGTTGTGACCCTTCGGTCATGTCAGAGTTTTCAGAGATGTTCCAGTCAATAGTCTCTGGGAACGCCTCCTTCAACTGCTCAAACGTCTCCAGATCAATGGGTTCATAAGGAGCCTGTTGGTACGTATGTTCGGAATAAGGCAGGAAGCTTACGCCACTGATCTTGTCGAACTTGTTGTACAACCACTGACCTACCTCAAGGAACTCGTTGTCACGGTAGTAACACGTCATTGACGGCTTATGTTCACACCAGAAGTCCTGATATATCTCCCATAGCTCAAGTTGCTCCATAGCACCCATCTCAGAGGCCACCACAGCCCCTTCAGGGGACTTTATAGGGAAGGAGAATACCTTGGTAGTGGGTGACATTACGTCGTCCTCTACGGGCACTCCAGCGGCTTCTAGGACTTGACAGAGTGGGTCTCTTGAGTCCGCCCTAACTCGTCTAATGTACTGATCTGCATATCTAGGGTGGATGCCAGACGCAGAATCAACCAACTGACTAACAGTACCGGAAGGTTTAACAGCAGTAATGGCAGCGCTAATATTAATACCAAGCTTGTTAGCCCATTCCGCATTAGTACTAATTGCTTCCTCTTTGAGAGCCACCAGCCAGTCCTTAAGTTTTTCACGGTCTTCCCTCCCTGACATCACTGGATGGTCCATGATGCCTGTTAGTGATACACCTAGAAGTGCTTCCTCTTCGGTGTTCTTCTGCCATACCTTGCGAAGGTAGCGGAAGTCAGTTAGCGTAGCCTGAAGAGACCCAAGGATAGTTGCAACACGAACTTTTCGTTTGAGGTCTGACAACGTATCTCCTGCCCTGACAACAACTTCCGAAAGATTGCAGAACTGGTAGGGCCGGAGGATGATTTCTGAGCATGGATTAGTTCCAAAATCATAGGTAGCATCTCGTCGCTCGTTCTTTGCAGCTTGCTTTTGACTTGCAACTCTAGAGAACATACCTCGTTCTCCGGAGCGGGACTCGTATAAACTTTTCCACTCATTTAAAAATGCCTCAAAGTCTGGCTTCTCTGTATAACACGCTGAGTTGTTCGCTAGTCCTCGTTGAGGGTTGTCTTGCCACCATTGTCCTGACTTACAGCGTCTAAGTCTATCGTCGGTAAGATTACTGAGACTGATGAGAGCGGACCGGCGTACACCCCCGACAACGACGATCTGTGCAATCTTACAGCAGAGATCGTGACACTCGATGGAGCTAAGTTTACGTCCAGCAGCTTCCCGAAAGACGCTGACTGTGAAGTTGAACAAATCGACAAGAGGCTCTGGACCAGACGCTCTACCCCCGAAAGTCTTAAGGGTTGCCCCTGCAGGTCGTACTCCAGAGATGTCCCATTTTGGAACTTGGCCTGAATACAACAGGCTGATAAGTTCTCTGTAAGCTTTAGCCCATCCAATTTTGCTGTCAGCGACGTGTATAACGGTATCTGTGGCATGAAAGTCCTCCGCAACTTCTGGTAATTTACTAACGTACTGTCGTTCCACACTGAAGCCTACACCAGTGCCACACATTAGGACGTACATCATCTCGTCAAATGCTTTAGGATGGTCGATAGGCAGGTAGGAGCAGTTAAACCCAGCTACATTGTCACGGTCCAAGGCCTCTCCTGCAGTCATGAGTGCTCTCATGCTGGGCATTACGTCCAACTCATGAATACTCTGGAAGATCTCACTTTGGTCAAACTCATTGAGTTGTACACGGTCTACCCAGTAGTCTAGGTAACGATTTACTGTTTCTTCCCAAGTCTCACGACGCTGTTCCTCTGGTAGGTAACGAGCGTAGCGGGACTTGTGAATGTAAGACCCATAAACTCCTAAGTTAACTTCGTTCATTCAATGCTCTCCATATTGTCATAGTTGTAAAATCAGATGTTTCCGCTATTTCTTTGTAGGTAAATCCTTCTTTTCGTAGG